CCCCTTCAGCGCCGGTATCACCGCTCGACCTGCGGGCATTCGGGAGCGAAACGGTCGACAAATCCGGTGGGCGTGCACGTCACACGTGGGTGCTGTTGCACGCCCACCGGAACCGGTCCTTTCGGGGGTGAAGCGTGTGGACCCTGGACGCGTCACCAGACGTTGACCTGCAGCTGGAACTGGATGAACTCCAGGACTTCGCCTGCTCCGACCCGCGGCATGAACGCGGTGAGTCGTATCACACCCCGGACACGGCGGCGGAGTTCATGCTGTTGAACCCGTGCTGCGGTGACCGTGCGATCGTGTGCCGGTCGCGCGCTTACTACTTGAAGTACCAGGCGGCAACGATCCGGTGCGCACGCTGTCAAACCGAGTGGGCACCTCACCGTTACCGGTTCATCCCACTGCCGGGAGTGATGCCGTTATGAGTCTGCCGCCTGCACCCACTCATCCGTTCGAGCATGAGGTGCGAATCCTGGTCGACGGTGACCTGTGTGACGCACGCGGTTGCCCTGCTACCGCATTCGTCCGCGTGTACGTGTACCAGCCTGGCACGAAAGAACTTCACGGGTCGCCCCTGCATTTCTGCGGACACCACTGGTCATCTGTCGCTGACCGTCTCGTCGTGGACGCCATGCACGGCAAGTGCAGCATCCACGACGAACGTGAATGGTTGGCACGGTACAGCCGATGATCGACAGGACAGGGCAAGTGGCACTGGTCCATTCGACAGGGTTCTGGCCGTGGCTGGTGACCGCGATCACCGGGTCGTACTGGAACCACATGGTCACCGCGATCAACCTCCACGAATGCGTGTCAGCGGAAACAACCGGTGTCCGCCGGCGGCAGTTGGCTGACTTCCGTGTCACCGCGTGGTCGATGTTCCCGGAGTCGGATTTGGCACGCCACAAGGTGGCAGCGTTCGCGGAGGCGCAGATCGGGAAACCGTACGCGTTCTTCGACGACTTCCTCATCGGGTTGGGCATCGTGTTCCGCACGAGCGCACCAGCGTGGATTCAGTCGCGGTTGCGGTCTGGGCGTCGGTGGGAGTGCGCGGAGCTCGCGGACGCAGCACTGCAGCACGGTGGCGTGAACGTGTTCCATGACGGCCGCCCATACGGGGCGGTGTACCCGGGTTCGTTCGAACCAGTGTTCGAACGGTTCGGGTGGTTGCCGGGTGAGGCGGAGGAGTTGCCGCCGTGGGTGACGGGCGGGCACAGGTCATGAACAAGACGGTCAGCGTGTGCATGTGGTGTGCGATCTATAACCGGGTGTTGGTGGAGTTGTCGACGGTGACGGTGATCCTGCTGAGCGGTGAGCATTGGCATGCGTGGTACTGCGCCACGTGCAAGCACGGTGGGCAAGCGGACGGATAGGGAGACGACGATGACGTACGCAGAGCAGTACCTGAGTCAACCGGAGAACATGATCCGGATCAGCGACGACATCGGGTACACGTGGACGTGCTACGACCCGCAGGGCGACAACGGTCAGGGTCTGCAGTGGAGCAGCCACGTGCACGACATCACGTGCCTGTGGGTCTGGCATGACTGCGGGCAGATCCTCGGTGAAGACACGATCATGCCGGGTGCACGCTTCGGCTGGCGTCCGGGTGGTGTGCGAGCTCACACGCTCGTGCAGATCGACCCGCTGACGATTACAGCGTCGGTGTACTGGCCCGACTGCTGCGGCAAGCACGGGTTCATCACGAACGGCGCGTGGATCGCAGCCTGATGGGCCGTCGCAGCGGTCGCCCGTACGAACGCAGCAAGACGATCGTCAAGCGGAACGCTGAACAGTGTTGGCGCTGCGGTCGACCATTGGACCCAGCCGCACGCCGTGGTGAACCAGGGTTCGTCACGGTCGGTCACCTGGTCGCAGTCGAGGACGGCGGCACCGACGACCTGTCGAATCTCGCACCGGAGTGCGGGCCATGTAACTACGGTGACGGCGCGAACCGCACGAACGCTAAGCGCGCAGGACGCGCATTGAACGTCTGGCACAAGCCGGGCTGGTAACAGGATCTCTGACTCAGACGTCCAAGCAGCCCACCCGTGAATCCCACACCCACCTTGCCGCACAGCACACAGGGCAGTTCCTGCCACCACGCACAGCACACCCCACCACATAGGCCAGGGCGAGGCTGAAGCAGACGGGCAGCCAAGGCGCACACCACCGCAGGCGCAAACACCCAGACTCACCCACCCCCACCCACCCCTGCCATCACACAGCAGGGCAGCACAGCATGACCATGCACATGGGTAGGGACTGCCAAGCATGCAGTGAACAGAAACAACCAACGTCTCAACAAGACGATGCGTGCAGGGCAGTACCAATAACGGCAGCCCTCGCACCAGCGCACGCACCAGCGCGCGAAATTTTTTTATACCACCAGCACCGATAGACCGCGCCGTGTTCCAAAAATCTCCCCCCGATTTGTTTTGGGGGTCGCGTGCGCGCGCGAGGGGAGCGTTCGAATGGGTCCGTTGCGCGCGGAGCTGGAGGTGGTCGAGCGGTTCCTGTTGTCGTTGGGGATCGTGCTCGATGAGGACATGAAGTTCGTGGAGGTGCGGCTGACTGCTGATGCTGTGGTGCTGGTCTGGTTGACGGATGAGTGGACGCGGCTTGAGCGGACGTATCCGGTGGTGTGGTCGTGACCGCGGGGAAGCCAGAGCAGAAGGTGATCCTCTGCGGCGACGATGGGGCCGACCAGATCATCACTCATGAGGGTGCGATGACCGATCGCGAGTTCGATCTCTGGGCTGAGGGTATCGCGAAGGGTGCAGTGGCCGCGGCGCGGATGCTCGGACGACCGGACACGTTCATGGACGATCCGATCATGGACCCGCTCGCATGAGCACCCGGCGGCGTCCGGAGCCGAAGACGTTGAGCCTGGTGGAGTCGACGGAAAAGGCGATCGCTGCGGCGCATCATCTGACGGACATGGATGGTGCGGCGGTGGATTTGCTGCGCGGGTTGGCTCGGAAGATCGACGCGTGGGATCGGATCGTGGCGTGGGCGCTTGAGGATGTCGCGGAGACGTCTGGTCGGCCGGCGGTGCCGGCGAACGACAACGTGTCGATGCCGACGTACATGAAGTTGTGTGAGCAGTTGGGGTTGACGCCGGCGGGTCGGAAGAACCTTGATCTGAAGGAGGCGCAGCGTGGCGGCAAGCTCAACGCGGTCCGCGCGCTCCGACCGGTCGAAGGCGGCAGGCAGCCGGCGAAGCGTGCCGCGCCCGCGCGGTCCGGTGTTCGGGTGCGAGCAGCCAAGAGTGTTCACTCCGCCGTTGCGGAGGCTGACACCGCGGACTAGTCGCGGGTTCGAGGTGATCACGTTCGCGGAGGATGTGCTCGAGGTTGAGCTGTTCCCGTGGGAGAAGTGGCTGCTGATCCACGCGCTCGAGCTGAACCCGGATAACACGTTCCGGTTTCGGATCATTGTGCTGCTGGTTGCCCGGCAGAACGGGAAGTCGCTGCTGCTGCAGATCCTGTCATTGTGGCGCATGTTCGTGGATGGTGCGCCGTTGGTCCTCGGGACCGCGCAGAACCTGGACATTGCTGAGGAGATCTGGCAGGGTGCCGTCGATATCGCGGAGGGCATCCCGGATCTCGCGGCGGAGATCGCTGAGGGCGGCGTGGTCCGCACGAACGGCAAGAAGGCGTTGCGCCTGGTGTCGGGTTCCCGGTACAAGGTGCAGGCGGCGACGCGGCGCGGTGGTCGTGGTCTAACTGGTGACCTGGTGCTCCTCGACGAGTTGCGGGAGCACCAGAACTGGGAGGCGTGGGGCGCGATCACGAAGACGACCCGTACCCGGTCGTTGGCTCAGATTTGGGCGGCGTCCAACGCGGGTGATGAGTCATCGGTGGTGCTGGGTCGCCTGCGGATGCTCGCGCACCTCGCACTGGGCGACCCCGACGGGTTGTTCTCTGAGGACGACCTTGACCTGCCTGACGACATCGAATTCGACGACTCGCTGGGCCTGTTCGAGTGGTCGGCGCCGCCGGACTGTGACGTCCTCGACCGTGACGGGTGGGCGCAAGCGAACCCATCGATGGGGCATATCCCGTCGATGGAACGCTCGATCGCGTCGGACGCGAGCACAGACCCGGAGGCGGTGTTCCGCACTGAGGTGCTGTGCCAGTGGGTCGACAGCATGCAAGAGGGTGCGTTCCCTCCGGGCGTGTGGGAAGCGACCCGGGTGTCGGAGTCGGAGCAGATCACAGGGCAGATGAAGTTTGCGCTGGATGTGCGCACCGGGGTGAAGCAGTCGTTCGCGCTCACCGCAGTGGGGACCGGCACGAAGGGCCGTGACGTGCTCGATCTCGTGCACTACGAGTCCGGGGTGGATCAGCGGTGGGCGCGCGATCACATCGTGGACACGGTGGTGAGAATCCTGAAGGAGCACGGCGTCTACGAACTCGCGATGGACAAGTACGGCGAGAACGGGCACCTGCAGGCACGGCTTGAGGACAACGACATCACCATCCTCTGGTTGGACTCCTTGGACATGCGCAGCGGGTGCGCGGCGATCACGGATGGGCTGGTCAACCGGACGCTGGTGCATCACGGTGACGAACCGCTCACGGTCGCGGTGATGGGTGCCGGGAAGCGGAAGTCGGTTGAAGGCTTCCTGTGGTCGCAGGCCATGTCGACGTCCGACATCACAGCGTTGCGTGCGGCGACGGTCGCCTATTGGGTGCACGTCGGTGAACCCGGCGACTACGACCTCATGGATTCGTTCGGATAGGAGGCGTCATGCGCGAAGCGATGACCACGGTTGGCGAGCTCGCCGGCATTGCGTTGATCACCGCTGGTGTGGCGCTCATTTTCGTGCCGGCCGCGTTCATCTTCGCGGGTGCGGCGTTGGCGTTCCTCAGCTACTGGCAGGTGAAGCGATGAGCCTGTTCGCGCGTCGCGCGCTGGGGGACACCCCGAACAACCTGATCCCGTCCCGGCTGCCGGATCGTACCGGTTCGGTGCGGGTCACGGATGACACGGCGAAGCGGGCGTCGGCGGTGTGGGCGGCGACGCGTCTCCGCGGCGACCTGCTCTCAACCCTGCCGGCGAAGGTGTACCGGCGGGTGAACGGCATCGATGTGGAGGTGCCGATGCCGCCGGTCCTGGTGAACCCGGGCGGGGATCGGGTGGACCTGATGGAGTGGCTGTACTCCACGCAGGTGGACTTGGACACGGTGGGGAACACGTACGGGATCATCAGCGAGGTCGACTCGCTCGGGAATCCGCGCCGCATCGACCTGCAGGACCACAACACGGTCGCGATCGTGCAGAACCGTTCGACGGGGGATTACTACTACCGCATCGCGGGTCACCCGTACGAGAAGGAGCAGATCTGGCACGAGCGCCAGTTCACTGCTTCCGGTCTGATCATGGGCCTGTCGCCGGTCACGTACGCGGCGTACACGATCGGGCAGTACCAGTCGGCGGTCGACTTCGGCCTGGAGTGGTTCGCGAACGGTGCGCAGATCCCCGGTGGTGTGCTGAAGAACGCGTCGAAGGTGCTCGGTGCTGGTGTCGCGGATGCGGCGAAGCGCCGGTTCAAGGAGTCCGTCAGCAACCGTGACATTTTCGTCACCGGCAACGACTGGGAGTTCTCCACCGTCAACGTGGCGCAGAACGAGTCCCAGTTCCTGGACACGCAGAAGCTGACCGCGACGGACATTGCGCGGTTCTTCGGTGTGCCCGCTGACCTGATCGATGTGGCGCCGCTGGGGAAAGCGGCGATCACGTACGCGAACGTCACCCAACGGAACCTGCAGTTCCTGATCATGAACATCGGTCCGGCGATCCGGCGTCGTGAGGCTGCGTTGTCGCGGTGGCTGCCGGCACCCCGGTTCGTGAAGTTCGACACGGATGCGTTGCTGCGCATGGACCCGGACACCCGTCAGAGCATGTTCGCCCTGCAGGTGGGTGCGAAGTTGCGGGTGCCGTCCGAACTGCGGGCGTTGGACAACCTGCCCCCGTTCACTCCGGCGCAGATCCAGGAGATGGAAGACCTGGGGTTGCTCACCGAGCAGCCGCCGACCACTGAGAACGACACCGTGGGATCTGTCCCGCAAGACGAGGGAGCGCTGATATGAGCACCGTGATCGACTCGCGCGCAGCTGCTGCCGCTGCCGGCCAACTGCCCACCCACTGGGGCGAGCAGCGCCGGCAGGAGTTCCGGTCCCGCATGGAGATGCGGACAGCGACGAAGGACGACAAGTCGTTCCTGGTGCTCGACGGTTACGCATCAACCGTCGAGCAGGGCTACACCATGTACGACTTCTTCGGACCATACACGGAGGTCATCGACCGGGGAGCGTTTGACGCAACCTTGGCGAACTCCCCGGACGTGAACTTCCTGATCAACCACACGGGCCTGTCGATGGCGCGGACGGTGGCGGGGACGCTTGAGCTCTCGGCGGATGACACCGGGTTGCGGTCGGTCGCGTACCTGAACCCGCAGCGCACCGACGTGCAGGACCTGGAGCATGCGATCCGAGACGGTGCGCTCGATCAGATGTCGTTCGCGTTCCGCATCCTGGAAGGTCAGTGGTCGCCGGATTACACGGAGTACCGCATCACGCAGGTTGACCTGGACCGTGGCGACGTCTCGGCGGTGAACTACGGGGCGAACCCGAACACGTCGATCAGTGCCCGCGCGAAGCAGGCGTTCGACGCGATCGAGCACCTCGAGGGCGAACCGTTGCGGATGCTTGCCGCGCGCGCGCAGGCGCGTGTCGCGGAGTCGCAGCGCACTGCCGATGAGCCTGTCGTGGATGAGCCGGTGAAGCGCGCCGGCCCGTCTGTCCGCCTGCTCCGAGCCCGCCTCGAAGTCGGGCTGTAGCCCTCAACCACCTGAACCACCCCATCGCATCCGCGGTGGGGTTCTTTGTGCTGCCAAGCCACCACCGCGCCAGATGAGCGCGACGGGAAAGCCAGATGAGCCGGATGCGCCAGCACGCACCCCAACAAACACCCTGAAAGGGGAATCATCATGGCAACACTCGCGACTCTTATCGCGAACCAGGAGGCCCGCGTCGCCGCGGAGCAGGCGCGCTTCGACGCATGCCTGACCGAGCAGCGCAGCCTCCTCGAGGAAGCGACCGGCGACACGCTCGACGAGACGGCGCAGGCGCGTTACGACACGCTGAACACCGACAAGCGCAGCGCGACGGAGGCGCTCGACGCTGCGAAGGCGAAGCTCACCGAGCTCCGCAAGGATGCCGAAGACGACGAGCGGCTGCAGCGTGCGGCCGAAGGTCGCGAGCCGGCCGCGCAGCGCCAGGCACCGGGTGTCGTCACCCGTGAGGAGCGCACCTACAACCCCGGCAACAGGTTCGAGCGCTCGTTCTTCGGGGACATGTACGGCGCCGAGAACGGCGACTACGCAGCCCGGGAGCGTCTCTCGACCCACCGCCGCGAGGCGGATGTCGAGGGTGCAACCAACGGGTTCGCCAAGCGCGCCGGCACCACCGGCGGCTTCGCCGGCCTCGTCCCGCCGCAGTACCTGATCGACGAGGCGGCACTGGTGGCGCGTGCGGGTCGCCCGACCGCGAACATCGTTCGTCACCTCCCGCTGCCCGACAACGGCATGTCGCTGATCATCCCGAAGGGGTCGACCGGCGTCACCGAGGCGATTCAGGCGACGGAGAACTCGTCGGTGTCCAACACCGATGAGGTGTGGGCCAACGTGACCGTCCCGGTCGTGACGATCGCCGGTCAGCAGGACGTGTCCCGGCAGTCGCTGGAGCGCGCGGTCGGCATTGATTCGCTCATCTACACCGACCTGGCCGCTGCGTACAACGTGACGCTGGACCTGCAGGTGCTCTCGGGCACCGGTTCGTCCGGGCAGATGCTGGGCATCCTGCAGACCTCGGGGATCAACCAGGCGACTGCGTTCGGTGCTGCCGCCACGGTCGCGACGTTCTACAGCAAGCAGGCCGGTCAGATCAACGCGGTGGAGACGTCGCGGTTCATGGCGCCGGATGTGATCATCATGCACCCGCGCCGGTGGAACTGGCTGATCTCGCAGACGGACAGCTCGAACCGTCCGCTGGTCGTGCCGGTGCTCGGTGGCCCGAACAACGCTGTTGGCGTGTCCGAGGCACCGATCGACACGCCGTCGTCCTCGGCGGTCGGCTACATCCAGGGTCTCCCCGTCGTCACCGACGCGAACATTCCGACCGCTGTCGGTACCGCGTCGGAGGACCAGGTGATCGTGGCCCGCTGGGAGGACCTGCTGCTGTGGGAGAACGGGGACGGTGCGCCGTTCCAGCTCCGCTTCGAGCAGACCCTCGGCAACCAGCTGACCGTGAAGCTCGTCGCGTACAACTACGCGGCGTTCACCGCGGCGCGGTTCCCGACTGCGGTCGGTGTCGTCGGCGGCAACGCGTCCGCGGGTGGCAACGGTCTCGTGGCGCCGACGTTCTGAGTCACCCCGTGAGGGCCGTACCCCGTGTGGGTGCGGCCCTCACCTGACAGATGGGAGCCAATCATGGCTGCGGAGATCGAAGAGCACATCGCTGAGAACTATGACGCGATCGTGGCGGACGAGAACCGGAACGTGTCCTATGAGCAGATCGCGGAGCACGCGGAGCACATGGACGACAAGACCCTTGCAGCGTGGGCGCGTGAGCGTGCCGCCGCCAAGGGCGAGAACGTGACCCCGGACGACGCTGAGCCGGCGAAGAAGTCGAAGCGGGCAGCGAAGGCGGACGAGGCCGTATGACCACCATCACGGGCGGTCTGATCGACCTTGAGTATGCTGCCGCCGGTCTGAATTTCCCGGACCTTGGTGACCCGGCGAAGGCCGCCCGTGATGCCGACCTCACCGCGTACGTGGTCGCTGCGACCGCGGTGATCGAAGACATTGTGGGGCCGGTGCTGCAAACCACGAAAACGGTCTCATTCGACGGTGGCGTGACCGCCATTGTCCTCCCGGACCGTGCGAACTCGATCACCGCCGTGGTGGAGAACGGGTCGACTCTCGCCGCCGGAACCTACTTCTTCGACCCGATCGCGTCGGTCGTCTACGGCGGCACACCGATCTACCCGCGCGTGTTCTACCCGGGCAAGCTCGCCATCCAGATCACCTACGTGGTCGGCTACAGCCCCGTCCCCGCGACATTGCAGCTTGCCGCACGTGAGCTTGTCCGGTTCTGGTGGCAGCAGGGGAAGGCCGCGACCCGGCCAGCGTACGGCGACGCGATTGAAGCGACACCCCCGCAAGGGTTCGCCGTGCCGAAGCGTGTCATCGAACTGTGCACCCCGTTCCTCGGACCGCAGATCGGATTCGCATGAGCTTCCCCACGTTCACCTCCGCCCCGCAGGTGAAAGCGAACCTGTACACCATCGCGAAGGACACCGTGTTCGCGGCCGACGCGAACGTGGGCGTCTACCTGGGGCACCCTGGCATGGTCGACCCCGACCAGGACATGGTGCTGTTCCTCGACGTGCACGCCACACAGGACCCGGCAACCCTCGCAAACCGGTCACGTGACGAGACGGTCGAACTTGACGTGATGTTCTCGTCATTCATCGCCGGTCAGGACGACGACTCCGCGGCAACAGCCCGCGTATACGCCCTGGTCGGCCAACTTGAGCAGTACTGCCGTGTCACGGACCCAACCCTCGGCGGCGCGGTCTTGTGGTGCTTCCTGACCGAACACCAGTCGAAGGGTGCTACCGCCCCGGAATCATTGCCGGGCGGTCGCCTCATCTACGTTCTCGCCCGATTCACCGCCCGCGCGCGGATCTCCAACTGAAAGGACGCCCGTGATGGCGAAGAAGCAGCAGCCGGCGACGCTCCGGTTCAAGAACGTGTCCCCGCTCGGGGACTTGGAAGTGCCTGCGCTCGGCCGGGTGGTCGCCGCTGGCGAGGAGTTCGAGGTCGACGACTTTGAGCTCGGTGTGGCGCTGCACTGGCAGCCCGGGAACTTCCAGAGCCTCGACGACGGCGTGGACTGGGGCGACGACCCCGCCACCGCCGGTCAGCCTGCCCCAGCACCCGCTGAGGAGCAGCCCGCAGCTACCGATGAAGAGGTGAACGCGTGACCACCCAGCAGGATGTGCAGGTGGGCTTCGGCAAGGAGTCCACATACGGCACCGCAGTTACCGTCGACCACTTCTTCGAGACAACGGATGAGGGGTTCGACTGGAACCCGACGTTCGCGCAGGGCGCTGGCCTCCGCGTCGGACGCATCGTGAACGCCGCCGACCGTCGCGTGCTCGTGAAGGAGGAGTCGGACGGTTCGATCGACATTGAGCTGTTCCAGAAGGGCCTCGGCTTCCTGTTCCTCGGTGCGCTCGGCGCCGGCACGTCCACGGTCGTGTCCGGTTCCGCGTTCCAGCAGGTCATCACCCCGGCCACCTCCGACTTCCTCCCGTCGTACACGGTGCAGGTGGGGTTGCCGCCGCTCGGTGGTGGGGCACTGAACCCGCAGACGTATTCGGGCATGCTGTGTGACACGTTCGCGATGAAGGCGGCGTCGGGTTCGATCCCGACGATCAAGTTCACGTACAAGGGCAAGTCGAAGTCAACAGCGACCGCGCTCGCCACCCCGTCCTACCCGGCGGGGAACGGCCTGTACACGTTCGTGCAGGGCTCCCTGCAGGTTGGTGGTGCTCTGACGTTGCCGACAACGACGGCGCTCGCCAGCATGACCTCCCCGACCCTGACGGGCGCGGATGTGCGCGAGTTTGACCTGAACTGGAACAACAACCTGGACGCGAACGGGTTCAACCTGAACACGGCCGGGACTCTCTCCCGGTCGAAGGCTGTAGGTCTGCGCGCCGGCACCGGAACGATGACGGTGGAGTACGACGCGAACGTTTGGCGTGACGCGTTTCTCAACCAGACGGACCTGTCCCTGGTGCTGACGTTCCAGTCGACGGTGCCGATCACCGGCGCCGTGTTCCCGACGTTCCAGGTGGTGATCCCGGACCTGCGTCTGAACGGTGGCATGCCACAGCCGAACAAGGGTGAGGTGATCACCACGTCGGTGGGGTTCGAGGTGCTCGACAACCGGTCGGCGTCCTCGGCCCTATACATCGTGATCGTCACCCCGGAGACCGCGTTCTGATGGCGGGAACCGGTACCGGTGGTGTCAAGGTGTCGGTCGACACGGCCGACTGGAACCGGTTGTACGGGACGCTCAAGAACTTCGACCCGACGTTGGCGCGTTCTCTGCGCCGCAACATCCGGGTCGCAGCGACGGTCGCTTCGGACGCTGTGAAGGCTGCCCTCCGGCAGGCAACACCTGAAGGCAGCCCGTCCGGGCCGGTTCGTGAAGCACTGATCTCAGGCACCCGGGTGACCGTCTCGTTCGGGGTCCGGTCAGCCGGGGCGAAGATCACCACGTCGGGGGCGAAACTCCCGGCAGGGCACGAGGCGATGTTGAAGCTCTACAACTCGGGGGAGTGGCGTCACCCGGTGTTCGGTGACCGCGGGAACTGGGTGGTAGAGGACGGCAACCCCTACTTCGAGAAGTCGATCGAAGAGGTCATCAGCCCCAGCATGTACGCGGAAATGAGCGGTGCCTTGGATGAGGCGATCGCGTCGATCGGAGGAAGACTGTGAAGCTCATTGTCCACGATGTCCCGTACGACCTGTTCGACGCGATCGGCGCCGCCAGCCTGGATGACCTGATCGCGTTGAAACGGCACAACGGCGCCACCGTCCGATCCATGAAGAGCGTGTTCGAACGGCTGTCGAACATCTCAGCCAGTGACGACTTCGACCAGCTCGACTTCCTCTCCGACCCGGACGTTCTCCGCGATTTCGTGGGCCTCATTTACGTGGTGCGCCGCAACGCAGGCGAGGATCTGACCCCTGCGGATGCTGGGAAGACACCGTGGTCGGAGTTCATGTTCGACTTCTCCGACGACCCGGAGGAGGCGGACGCCCCAAAAGCCGACGCCGGCGCGGAGCCGATGACGACATAGACGATCTTGAGTCGTCGGTCCTTGAGGTGTTGCCGGTGCTGCAGCAACTCATTCCCGCGTGCGGCATCACCGTGTTCAACGTGCGGTCGCTGACGTACACGTGGTGGTTGACGTACGTCCGGATGACACGCTCGATGATCGAGAACAGGAGGAGCCGTGTCTGACCGGTCACTCACGTTCAACCTGTTCGGCAAGGACGTTTCGGCGTCGAAGGCGGTCTCCGATTTCGGGGAGAACGCGGGCAAGCACATCACCGGTCTGGTGAAGGATCTCGCGGGGCTCGCGATCGGCTACTTCGGTGTGTCGTCGGTGATCGACTTCGGGGAGAAGTCGGTCGATGCGGCGATGGAGGCCGAGCAGTCGACGGTCAAGCTGAACCAGGCGCTGGCGAACACAAAGTCTGGGTTCCAGGCGACTTCCGAGGCGGTCACGAAGTCGAAGGAGAAGCTGTCCGATTACGGCTTCACCGGCGCCCAGGTGTCCGATGCTTTGGCGATCATGACCACAGGGCTCGGGTCGGGGCAGAAGGCGCTCGACTCGTTGCAGGTCACCGCGGACCTGGCGAAGTACAAGAACATTTCCCTGGCGGACGCGGCGGCGATCGTGACGAAGGGTTGGGAAGGCCAGATCCGGCCGCTGAAGCAGCTTGGCATTGACCTGCCTGTGTACACGGGGAACGCGCAGGCGGTCGCGGTGGCGAACAAAAAGGTCGCTGACGCGCAGAAGGCAGTGAACGACCTGCTGGCGAAGTACCCGGCTGCTGCGGAAACCGCGTCGAAGCATCACGACGAGTACACGAAGGCGACGGAGCGGCTCGCCGCAGCTCAGCAGCTCGCGAACGACAAAGCCGGGTCGGGTCAGCAGATCATCGACACCCTGTCGCAGAAGCTGCGAGGGCAGGCGGCGGACGCGGCGGCAACGTACAAGGGCAAGTGGGACGCGATCTCTGCGAAGTGGGACGAGATCCAGGTGAAGGCCGGGAACGTGGTCCTTCCGGCGCTCGGGTCGATCTCCGACTTCATCGACAAGACGCTGCTGCCGGACCTGGACAAGCTGGGCACGTCGAAGGGTCCGGAGAAGCTCGGGAAGGACATCGCGAAGGCGCTCGGTTGGAACGGCGGCGACTCCGCTGGCCCCCTGTCCGGGAACGCGTGGGCGAACGGCTGGGACCAGCTGATGGGCAAGTTCGGTAACGGCTGGGACCAGTGGATGTCGAAGTTCGGGAACGGGGCTAAGCAGTACGCCGATGGTCCGTTCAACAAGGACTCTTGGGGTCACGGCTGGGACCAGATCATGTCCGCTTTCGGTAACGGCTGGGACCAGTGGAAGAAGAAGCTGGACAACGGCGCGAAGCAATATGCTGACGGGCCATTCTCGAAGTCGTCTTGGGGTCACGGCTGGGACCAGATCATGTCCGCTTTCGGTAACGGCTGGGACCAGTGGAAGAAGAAGCTGGACAACGGCGCGAAGCAATATGCTGACGGACCGTTCAACAAATCGTCGTGGGAAAACGGCTGGGATCAGATTGTCACGAAGTTTGAGAACGGGTGGCAGCAGATCCAGGACTTCTTCTCTGGACACCCCGTGCACGCCCAGATCGTGTACTCGAACGTTGTCCCGCCCGCACCATCCGGCGGCGGTGGAGGCTCGCTGGTTGCACGGCCCACCGCGTCCGGTGGCATCTTCCAGGCACGTTCTGGCGGTCATTTCCTCCAGGTTGCGGAGGCTGGCACCGATGAGGCGGTGGTCCCGCTGACCGCATCCAACCTGGCTGCTATGGGCGGTGGCGGCGGCAGTGAACTGCACGTGCACCTCGATGGTCCCGTGTACGGCGACCCCAACGCGTTCGGGAAAGCCGTCTACGACGCACTCGTGAACGGTCAGAAGACCGGTCGCATCCCCCGGGCTGCCTTCGGCGGTCCTCTCCCATAAAGGAGGAGCCGTGCCACGCATCACCACGAACAGTTTCGCGATGGGTGTTGGCACGGCTGGGGCGATGGTCGACGTCACTGCGTCGGTAAAGATCGACAAGGGCATCACCTACCAGTGGGGCACACAGGACCAGTTCCGTCCGGTGAGCCCAGCGACGTGGACGTTCTACCTGGACAACCAGGACGGCCGGTACACGCCCGACAACCCGAACTCGTCTCTGGCGACCACGCTGGTAGAGGGCATGCCGGTGTCGTGGCTGCTCGGCACCCGGCTGCTCGCCGGGTCCATCCTGTCGATCAACCCCACCTTCGACGGGAACGTGTCCGGTTGGGCGTACGTCGCCGTCACCGTGGACGACCCGCTTGGTGTGGCGTCGCGGACGAACATCGGGTCGCTCGCGGACTCGATCGATGAGGGCGCCGGACTGCTGGCGTACTTCTCAATGGACGGCGACCAGAACACCGCGTACGCGAACGACACGGTGGGTGACCTGGGCATCATGGCGCCGGCACCGTACGCACCACCGTCGACCGCACCGCAGATCGCCGTGTTCGGTCAGCCGCCGATCCCGGGCCTGGCAACGAACCAGGTGCAGTTCAACTCTGTCGCGGAGCTGAACTACTTCCAGGTGGTCCCGCGGACGCCGACGAACATCCCGTACCCGGACACGACCATCGGCGGGTGGGGGTTCTGGTTCACCCCCGACGCCACATCAGCGTTCGAGTTCGACGTGGCTGTGGAAGGCCTGTCGAACTTCATCTCGTTCTCCTACCAGCGCGGCAGCTTCCTGTTCGAACCGGGCACGGGCACAACCGTGTCCACCACGATCGCCGCAGGTCCGGGACTGTACCGGCCGCACTATGTGGCGTGGACGTCCTCCACGACGTTCTCCGGCGGGGCATGGACGATCACGTTCAATGTCTACCTCGACGGGGTGCTGCTGGGCACGACGAACTACGCACAGGTGGTCCCCACCTCCACAGTGAGCGTGCTGGGCACGGCGGAACGTCAACCGTCTGATGTGCGGTTCCAGATCGGGGACGGCAGCACCACTGCCAGCGTGGTTGTCGGCCGGCTAACGCACACCCTGAACCTGTGCCGTGAGGATCTCGCGATCGGAACGACCGAAGCGACCCGGATACAAGCGCTCGCTGCGATCATCCCCACGATCACCCTGGACACGCTGCCCACGGACCTGTCGGCCCAGCCGATCGGTGTGAGCTCGCCAACCGGGTCTGTTCTTGACGGGCTGAACGATGTGATGAAGACGGAGCAGGGTTACATCTGGTCGGCTGCGTCCGGGACGCTGCTTGCGCCGGTGCCGTTGGTGAAGATCCGCGCCCGGGAACGGCCTGTCACCCCGGCCGCATCGTTCGATGTGGAGCGGGAACTTGAGGGAGCCCCGGCGTTCGTCCGGGACATCACGAACATGCTCGCCCGAGTCGACGTGTCCGGCCCGACCGGGACGCACAGCTACTTCGACGGCACCGTGTCCGGTCGGGTGGGTTCCGCGTCCGGGGCGGAAGCGATCCTGAACTCGTTCCCTGGTGACATGGAGGCGTGGGCGCAGGACCGGCTGCTGCGTGGGAAGAACGTGCACCCGCGGATCGTGTCCGTGGTCATCGACGCGATCACCACACCGACCGATCGGTCCGCCGACATTCTCGGTCTGCGTCCCGGTGACCGGGTGTCGTTCACGAACCTGCCGCTCACCCAGTTGGGGTTCACCACCTGGGACGGGTGGCTGATCGGCGGTTCCGAGTCGCACACGGTGTTGGAGCACAAGTTCACCTTGTACTTCGCCCCCGTGCTGGACATCACGCAGGCACTGTTCGACACCGCCCGGTACATGTCCGGTGGTGCCCTCCACCTGACCGCTGCGGTCACGTCCGGCGCGACCAGCATGACCGTGAACGGCACCGCAGCCCCGTCAACCTCAACCCCGTACACCATCCAGGTGGACGCGGAGCAGATGACGATCACCGCCGTGTCTGGCGGTGTCAGCGGGGCCGACTGGACGCTCACCGTCACCCGTGGGGTGAACGGCACAACCGCGGCGGCGCACACCAACGGCACCACGTTCGAGCTCGCACAGTCGACCGTTTTCACGTTCTGAGGAGGACCAGGTGGGTATCGCGTTCACTCGTGCGACGGTCGGCGGGGTCATCACGTCGGCCATGCACAACCAGTTGATCGACGCGTGGGACAACCCGATCTGCCGGGTGACCACAGCAACGGTGCAGACCACCTCTGCGACAGCGGGTGCTCTGACGGTGATCAACTTCGACACGGAAGCGTTCGACGTGTACGGCATGCACTCGACGACAACGAACAACAGCCGCATCACCATCCCAACCGGGTGGGGCGGCTACTACCTGGCCTTCGGTCGTGCCCGCATCAACGTGGGCAGCGCCCAACTGGTCACCCAGTTCGCAGTGAACGGCAACCAGGTGGGGTCTTCCGCGGACCGCTCGATCGGGTTCGGGCCGTCAGCGCAGGGCGCGTTCGGGAAGGTGTTCGACATCCTCCAACTCAACGCGAACGACTACGTGGAGTTGCAGGTCCTGTCGGACACAGCCTCCCAAACACTCGTCGCCGGGAACTGTTTCCTGTCGCTCGGCTTCATCCACCAGTAGAAGGGATCACCCGATGGAACTCGGTGCTGACTACTCGTACGCACGACCCGGCGGCGCAGCACTCAAAGCGGCCGGTGTCGTTGCTGTGGGCCGTTACCTCGCGGACGATGACCGCGGCATCACCACCGCCGAATACCAGGAGCTCCTGGCGTACGGCATCGGCGTGTGGCTGACCCGTGAGGGCCGCGCCAACGGCATGCTGGGTGGTTTCAACCAGGGGTCCGCGGACGGTCAGATCGCCGTCCAGCAGATCGCCCTGGTGGGGCTGCCCGCCGGGGCGGTTGTGTTCGCCACCGCCGACTTCGACGTGGAGACGGACGCACAGTTCGCCGCCTGCGACGACTACCTGCGCGGGTTCGCATCCGTGCTCGGTGTCGCCCGGGTCGGCATCTACGGCGGACTCCACTACCTGAACCACGCATACCAGGCCGGCCTCGCCACGCATTTCTGGCAGGCCGGCGCGACGTCGTGGGACCACGGCGAGCAGCCGCTGATGAAGCTCGACTTCCACCAGACCACGCAGACACCGCCTGTCCCGGGCACGGATCACAACTACGTGCTCGACGCCAGTTCAACAACCCTCGGGGTGCAAGAAACGACATTGGAGGATGACGTGCCCAACATTTACGAAATCGTCGCAGGACGCACCGACACCAGCGGCAGCCACTACCTGTCGGTGAACCGGGCCATGCGATACGGGCTGTCGAAGCAGTCGGAGGCCGACTACCAGTTCTGGCTGCAGAACACTCTCGGGTACACGCCGGCGCAGGTAGCTGTTAAGGTGGTCGACCAACTCGCCAGCTTCGGCCCGGTCATTCAGGACGCGACAACCCCGGCACCTGCTCCGGCCGTCGATCTCGATGCGCTCGCCCAGAAGATCGTTGCAGCGCTTCCCGCCGCAACCGTGGAGAACGTGTCCACGTCGGACATCGCGGCAGCGGTCGCCGCGGAGATCAGGCAGCTGTCGTTCAAGGCGGAGTAGGCCGGATGAACGTCAACTTCGCTGACGCGTGGCCGTGGCTCCAATGGGTTCTCGCCGCAGCCGGGGTGGTGGGGTTCCTGGTCGCTGTGATCAAGGGAGTCCCACCCGCATGGCGGGCGCTGACCACGTTCGTGACCACCATCAACGACCTGTCCGACCTGCCCTCCGAACTCGCGAAGCAGAAACGGTTCCGCATTGAGGTGCGGGCCATCCTCTCCAACCAGGACAAGACCCTCGCCGGACAAAACCTGGTGTTGGCGAAGCAGGACACGAAGATCGGTGAGATCCACCACGAAGTGCAGTACAACGACGGGTCGTCCGCGAAGGACGCTATAGGCCGCGTGGAAAAGGGTGTCGCCGGCCTGTACACACTCACCGCCCAGCTCCGAGAAGAGCTGGACGAACTGAAGAAAGGGAAAGACCAATGAGCGACCTCGGAACCGTGGACCTCAACAGCAACCAGCCGACCATTCCGGCCGGTGACCCGGCCGCGAACGTGGAACTGGGCAACATCATCACGAGCTCGAAGGTGCGCCGCATCGTGTACGGCGTGTTTGGGTGTGCCGCGATCGCTGCGGGCGGTGTTGCCGCGTACTTCCTCGGCATCGGTCAGCACATTCCGGAGCAGGTTGTTGGCGCTCAGGCGGTCATCGCCTACCTGGGCATCCCGGTGAGCGGGCTCGCGCTCGCGAACGCGAAGAAGTAACCACACCACATCCATTCGGGCCGTCCCTCATCGGGGGGCGGCCCTTTCGCGTGAAAGGGGCCGGTGATGGCGTTCACTCTGCCACCTCTGAAGTACGGGAAGGTCATCGGCCGGTTCCTCGCGATCATCGGGGACGGTGCCGACTCGGACACCTACCCGGATGCGACACCCCTGTCGGGCACTGTCACGTTCGCGGCGTCCCCGAAGCGCATCCAGGTGCCCTCCGCGACACCGGACCCGGCCACGGTTGTGCCGCAGCCGATCGTCGCCCAGCTGGACGCGAACGGGTACCTGTCGTACAACGGCGTGCAGGGTGTGTGGCTGGTCGCCACCGACGACACTGCGGACAACCCGACCGGGTTCACGTACACGGTGACGTTCTCGTTGAGCATCCCCGGCGGCAGCGCGGTCACGATCGACTCGTTCCCGCTTGCGGTGCCGGCCTCGACCACGGACCCGTCGACCTGGACGGATCTGACGAAGGCTGCCCCGGTTGCCGCGTCGAACGGGACCCCGATCCTTCAGGGGCCGGCGGTGAACCTGTCGATCGGGACGGTCACCTCCGGGCCGACCGCTGCCGCCACATTGACGGGGGTGGCGCCGAACCAGGTGCTGAACCTGGTGCTGCCGAACAGTGGCGGCACGGGCGCGGTGAAGTCGATCAACGTCACCCTGGTCCCGGATGGCAGCGGGAACGTCACGATCGCCCCGTCCGACATTGGTGCTGCAACGACCGCAGCGGTCACATCCGCCGCGAACGCTGCAGCCGCTGCGCAGTCGACCGCGAACAGCGCGAACACGCTCGCCGCGTCGAAGTACACGCAGCCCTCTGGTGGCATCCCAGCGACGGACATGACAGCGGCGGTGCAGGGTGAACTGTTGCAGGCGTCTACGTCGGTGCAGCAGTCGTCCCCGTTGGTGTACTTCCGCCGGTACTCGTCCGGTGCGTGGCCGGTCCGCGGCGTCGTCCCAGTGGGTTCGTCCGTCGAGTGGGTGGGGCCGTCCGCCCCGCCGATCGATTCGACGTATGCGCTCGCAGGGGTGGACACCTACCTGGTGACGGTGAGCTGAGTGGGCGCCGGAGTTCTCGGTGTCCGCTACACCGCCGCGAATGGTGAGTGGGCGTCACCTGGCCGTCTGAGCCTTGTCCCGGGAGACCCGCCGGCTGCAGCCACCCCGCACCTTCGGGTGAACGGTGTTCGTGCGACCGGTACCGCGGTGATCCCTCCGACGATCCCGGGGGACTGGTCGGACTCGAACCCGCCGTGGGCGTACACCGACCCGACCGTGTTCACCGCGGACTGGCCGGTCGGCACGAACATCGTCAACATTCAGACCGGCTCCAGCGACTTCTACACGAACCTGTCGAACACTGTCGCCGCAGCCGGCGCGCGCTGCGTGGTCCGGCTGCCTGCCGGCGTGTTCCACCTGAACCAGTTCCGCCTCATTGGTTCCTCCGGTGACCCGACGTACTCGTTCGGGTTCTGGTTCCCGAACCTGCAGGGGCTTCTCGGTGCTGGTCCGGATCTGACGTTCGTGCAGATGGACGCGAACTCGATGACCACCGCCCAGCTGAACGCGCAGTCGCAGATGACCTCGGCGTCATTCGCACCGTTGCAGATGGGGTTGTGCCGCCTCGACGGGATCAACGCGTCGTCGCCGGTGCTGCTGGCGGGTCTGACGTTCCGTGCCGCGGACCAGCAGATGCTGACCAGTGTCGCGTCGGATGTGCCCGCGGTGGTGCCGCAGCCGGCCGCGCACCAGGGTGTCGTCCTCTACTACAACACCTATTCGCAGATATCCTACGTCCGCTTCCAGGGTGCAGGGCGCGCGATGACGAGCTCGCCGCCGTTTGAGATGGCGAACCTGTCGACCGCGCAAGGGCACCACGTGATCCACAACTGTGAGTTCGACGGGCGCCGGTCTTCGGACCTGAACCCGGCGAAGCCTCGCCGGTGCGGGCCGCTGATGGGGAACAACGAGTTCGACCATGAGCTGGTCGATGTGTGGTTCCACCACTCGAACGTGTCCCGGTACGCGGTGAACGACCAGAACGCGAACACGCAGGGCACCTACGTGTCCACCCGGGTGAAGGCGGAGCAGATCACCAACACCCAGAACGTCGACCCGGCGTTGAACAACGGTCAGTCGCTGGGCGGTTGGACGAACGCGTCGAACTACGGGTGGGAGTCCTGCAACGGGACCATCACCCTCACCGACCCGTTCATCTCTGTCGACAACGGCAGCGTATCGGGGCAGTTCCCCGCGCACCTGCAGTTGACGTCAGTCGGGTCGAGGAACCCGCAGGGCGGTCGACTGCACGTGAAGGGTGGCACGTTCCACCACACCGCGTTCCCACAGTTGGACGGCTACCTGACGTTCCGCATCGCCTCGAACACCTTCTGGTTCACGGACGGGGTGGCGACGACGTTGGACGTCCGCCGGTCGGACAACACCCCCATGACGGGGTGGAACTTCACGGGCACGTGGCCTCCCACGGCAGCGCAGATCGCCGCGGCCGGCATCTCCCCATCTACGCACTACATCTACAAGGGAGTCTGAGCATGGTCACTACCGCCAGCAACAACTTCGAGGGCGGCACCGATGGTGTAGCCATCACCACAGGCAACTCGGGTGGCGCCTCAGGAACCGCGTTCGATGCGATCTGGGGAACCGCGCTCAACTTCTCCGCCGCGAGCGCGTACCAGGGGTCGATGGGGGCGAGCGTCGCCGGGTCTGCGTTCGGCGCCGGCGTGTGGAACATCTCGTCGACGAAGTTCTCCGCGCACCTGTGGTTCAAGATCGCAGCCACCTCAACCGGTGACATGTACCTGATCCGTGGGCACGCGGGCGGCACGCGACTGGTCGACGTGCACGTGCAGGGAACAAACCATCTCCGCATCTTCGACGCGTCAGGAGCGACCGTGTGGACGGGCGCCACGACGCTGACGGTGGGGCAGTGGTACCGGGTCGAGTTGTACGCGGTTGCCGGGTCGACGAGCTCGACCGGCACCATCAAGGTCGCGTACTATGCGGGCGGATCCTCAACCCCGGTGGAGACACAGTACTTCGCGAACGGGACCGCGAACGTGGGCACCGCTCAGACGTTCACCTCGGTGATCCTCGGCAAGTACAACAACTCGGCGGAGGCGTACAGCTTCGACAACCCGGCCGTCGACACCACACTGTCCGACTACATCGGGTTGCCGACCGCGACACCCCCCACCGTGACGATCACCGCGAACCAGAACGTGGCCGTGTCCGCGTCGGTGTCCGCGTCGGTGACCGCCTCGTCGAGTTCGGGCACGATCACCGGTTACGCATGGACGGTGCCGTACTCGTCGACCACGAGCCCGACACTGACTGGCGCGACGACAACCTCGGTGAGTTTCACCGCGACGAGCGACACGACGAAGGGACACCTGTACATCCTGCAGTGCGTGGTCACCGACTCGAACGCGTTGACGACCACGGTCACGACAGAGGTGCGGGTGCCCTGCTCGGGGGATGTCACAACCCTGCCGGGGGTGTCCGCTGCGACGGTCGGGTCGTGGTCGAACGTCGGCGGTGCCGCATCCGGCGGTGACGCGCTGGCAGACAACTCAGATACCACCTATGTGGAGTCGTCGGCGCTGTCCGCGACGGAGCAGTCGATCCGGTACCGGTTGGCGCCGATGACCGCCCGGTCCTCGCTGACGTTGACGGTGCGGTTGGAGCAGGACACCAGCGGGTCGACGACCGCGAAGGTGCGCCTGTTCGAGGGGACAACGCAACGGCAGCAGTGGACGCAGGCGATCACGACCGCTTTCAACGACTACGCGCTGTCGCTGACGTCCCCGGGTGCGGTGACGGACTGGGGCAACCTGTACCTGGAGGCGGCGGCGACTTCGCCGTAAGGGGATCTGATGCCTACTCTGCGAATCTCGAAAACGACCGCGCTCGCGGACCACAAGCTGCGGCTGGCGAAGGTCACAGTGTCGGGAGCCTCCGCCACCCCGAAGTTCCGGATCGCGCGCGCCGTCGCGTCTGGGCCCGTCCCGTTGGCTTTGCAGCCGATCCCGGACACGACAGCGGAAGCGTTCGACCCGGTGACGGTGACTGCGGTTGTCGCACCCACCTCACCGACCCCGACCGGGTACTCATGGCGTCAGATTTCCGGGCCAGCCGTGACGTTCCAGGACAACGGGGTGTCAATCCTGTTCACCGCGCCTCCCGCAATGGCCGGCGCGACGGTCGTGTTCGGTGTCACCGCGTTCGTCGGCGCGCAGGCATCATCGGAGGCCACAGCAACGACGGTGGTGATCCCGCACATCTACTGGATTGCCGGGTCGGATGCGGTGTGGGCGGCGCTCACGAAGCAGACGCTCGCACCGGTCGGTTAGCAGCAACACACAGCACAGCCCCCGGGCCGCTCACGCGGTTCCGGGGGCTGTTTTGTCGTTTACCACAGGTGCTCGCCGCCGAACATGTAGTTTCGATCGTCGGTGGTCCATTCTTCTTCGGGCTTCCTGTCAGGGGTGGGGGGGAACAGTTTCCGCCACCACTTCCACTTCCGCAGTCTGCGCATGCGTCACCCCCTTATGCGAGATGAGTTCGATCGAGATCAAGGTGACCGCGACCAACAATGCGACGCATGCGCCGCCGAGGAGAGTGTCAGTGCGGTGGCTGACCGCGCCGCCGATGGCCAGGAGCACGGCGAGCGCAAACCCGACGCTGCCGAGCGTCGTGCTTACACCGTCGATCCTTTTCATCAGGATGAGAACGCCATCAGGGTGAGCAGGAAGCTCACGAATGCGGTGATGGAGCCGATGGTTATGCCGGCGGCGGCAACCCCGCGACCGTACCGGTCACCGCGCTGCACCTGCCACAGGCCGGCACCGGAGATCCCGGCTGCCGCGGCACCGACGAGGATGCCAATGATGGGCAGGAATGCGGTGAAGAGGGAGAGGATCGAGAGGATCAGGCCGAAGACGGCGTTGCCGCTGATCCGGATCGGGGAGACCTGAGTGTTACTCATGATGAGATGATAGACCTTCCGGTTCACGCTGCGTAGGTGGTAATGGGCCAGCAGGATGCTGGATCGTCGAGGGAGGCACCGCGGACGGCGGCACGGAGGTCGTCGAGGTCGGTGTGCAGGTACCGTTCCGTGGTTGCGAGGGACGCATGCCCGAGGAGTTCCTGCACGGCCCGCAGATCCCGGGTGGACCGGTATGCGGCTGTCGCGCCGGCGTGACGCAGCGAGTGCGGGTTTGTGCCGGTGACCCGGGTCATGATCTTGTTCACCGACTGGGGGTGCATGCAGCCACCCCACCGGCCGGGGAAGTAGTACCCGTATGGGAGTGTCCGTTCCAGGGTCAGCAGGACGGGCATCAGCTGGTCAGCGACGGGGACGAGACGCTGCTTGTCGCCTTTCCCGGTGACCCGGAGGATGTCCCCTTCCCGGTGACGCATCTGCAGGGTGGTGATCTCGGTCAGGCGCAGGCAGGCGAGCCGTCCGAGGAGGATCATGGCGCGCTGCTGGTCGGTGGCGGAGAGCAGGGCGAGCTGCACCAGGTCGTCGGCGGCGAGACGCGGCATAACCCGTGGGATGCGGATGGATTCGAGCGCCTCGGCGGGAGAGTGGTCAATGAGACAGGCGCGCTCGGCCCACCGGTAGAAGGACCGGAACGCTGCCCGGATCGACTTCAGGGATTCGGCGGAGAGGTTCCGGCGTTGCGCCATGTACCCTTCGAGGTCGGCTGTGGTCGCCGTGTAGAGGTCCGGGTGGGTCCGCTGGAATCGGCTGATGTGTCCGATGTACGCGCGCGTGGTCGAGAAGCTGTGCCGGGTCGCCAGAAGATGATTCTGGTATTGCTGCTGAGCTTCGAAGACCATGCCGGCTCCCCCCTGTGCCTCGACGGTACGCGCAGGTGGGTGCGTCCCCACACCCCCTGTTGAGGGGGATGACGTGCGGGAAACGAACGGCAGGATGTCAGCCATGAGTGCGGATGTTGGTGACTGGTGCGAGGGTCTGACGGTCGAGGGTCATCGGCTTATGACGGTGACGCGAGGCAAGCGAGATAACGGCAGGTTCTTGGTTCGAGTCCAAGTCGGGGAGCTTTCTGAAGAGGGAGTCGATCGTCACGCGATAGTGGCGGGCGGCTCCCTCTATTTCTTCGGCCGTCCA